GTTAAGTATTCCCAGACAACTTTGTCTAAACATCGTGTTACAATGCTAAGACAGCATTATGCGGATGGAATTAGAGCAGACTCAACACTAAAAAGATTAATATCAATTAGTGCAGGGAATAATCCAATGATAGTATCTGATGAGCTTGAAGTCTCAGGAATTTGTTCATCCGCATCTTCTGCAATGGAATTAAGCAATCATCATGAAGCTTGTACATATCTGAAAAATTATAAAATAGGGCTATTATTATCAAGACTACCACAGATGATCTTAAGCAAAATCAATCCACATAGTATGATATCACCGGAAGAATTACCTATTGATCTGTCAAATCTACTTTATTATTCTAAAGATGATCAATCAGAACTTGTGTTAACTGAAAATGAGCAACTACTTGCTGCAGCAAGAAATGATATTGCTGCATATCTTCAAAGAAATCCAAACCAGCTGTCCAAAGATTTACTCAGCTCAGCACTGAGAGGAGTGTATGGACAAAGTGTTGCAGAATCAAGATTAGTAGACAGCCCAGATCGAATTCTATATCTACAAATCTATGACAAATTCATCCAAGATATGTTATTTTTCTGGTCATATCTTCCAACAGCAATAGGCGGATTGGGTGCATCCCTTCACATAAATCTCATACTCTCAGGACATAGTGTAGGATTTTCTAAGTCAACACACTATTTACACTTGTGGACACATAAATTTAGTGTTAATCCATCTTATTTCCTAAAATATCTTACGGTGGCATTATCTGTTGACTTCGACAATGAAAGGAATTATGAAGAATCACGAGTCGTAACTTTAAACTGGCCAAATGATGATAGGATTTGTCCCGCAACAACTAGTATCAAACAATCAATCAAGTCAATGGTTCAGAGACATACAAGGAATGAAAATGTATTAGAATTATTCAAGATGGCAGATGAACGAGAAAAAATTTCAGAATCAATGTTAGAAATCTTCAGAGAAAACTTCCATAGCAGGTTGGTCCAATTTTATCATGAAAATACATCCATTCATTTTTTAGATCTCTTATTGAGTAAGGTTGAGACAAGTTCGGGTTTATTGACATATGTGAAAAATCTAACTAGATTAAGGAATTCTTTATCATTTCGAGCAATTGAAAATATTCGATTTGGTGCGGTAACATCAAGGTCTAATTTCTCACCTATTACTGACCAAACAGACATTGTCGAGTATTTATTAAACAGAAAAATCACCATGTTCCCGAAAATCAAATTTATAGAAGTAGAAGAAATCCTATATGATGACAAAATTCATGAAGTTGACACCTATAGTGCCCTGTTGACTGTACGGAGATGCTCTCCGACCCATTATAGGCACGGAATCAAAGTATATGACGATCCCAAGGTAGGCAATGAGACATTATATAAGGGCGAATTGATTGATGATGATAGAATGTTAGGTAACAAAGAAGAATTATTAGCAGCAAAGTTAGTGGCAGTGACCAAGTGGCTATTAATGAAAAATAATTTGTTAACCCTAGAGAAGCATATTTTGGAGCGGTTAGATTGTTACAAAGCATGTAACGTTGCTCTGAGCACTTTAACTAATCAAACATTTTCTGATCTCTTTATGTATGCACCGACAGAAACAGGAGGTGAAATTTTACATAGGATACCAAACATGAGATTTAGTACAGCAACCTACATTAGGTCCGAAATGAACCGTTCACTGAACTATACAACAGAATTAAACCAGAGAATAATCTCAGACATGGGTTTGGTAGACAGTAATGTCAATTTCGATTACTTACGAATGAGATTCTTAGTAGCAGCAATTACAAAGGACAAATATAATAATCTGAGGAGACTAGTAACTCGCTACGGATTCAAAAAGTTGACAGGCATAAAAGACGTTCAATTTGTAAGTCCCTTAGAAACTAATGCTAATATCATACACTCATTCAAGTGCTACAGCACTACTCGAGGCCATGAACTATCAACATTGCGATTCAGATACTTATCACATTCATATCTGTTTGAAGAAAATGTAAATGAATGGTCCATAATACCTAAAATACATGAACAGGAGACAGCTGCTGAAATAAGTAGGAATTATGTAAATGATATTATCCTTCGTTATGCTAGAGATCTTGATAAAGATTACATGATGTTGGCCCCTACATATGTAGACAAAGATTTGTGGAATCCTATTATCGAAAAACTCTACAGAATAGATAAGTCCTGGAAACTATATAAGCATTATGATGATTTTGAAGAGATTAGCATAAGACTTTCAAGTGTACTCAATGAAAGATCTAAGATTACCACAGTATCCAAAACGAACAAAGTTGAACTGGCAATACAATCAAAGTTATTGGAATTGATTGAGGATACATGTCCTAGTGACACTGAATATCATGAATTAGTCAGTAGGTATTCAAAAATAGTTCAAAATAAACATTATTCGACAAAGTTATCTGTAAGACTCGCAAAGTATCAAAATCTACTGTCAAACTTAGAAGATCATAAGTTAAATCTAGGGAAACACCTAATCTTTGAATATTTAGCAACTTTCCATTTCAAAGTCAAAAAGGAAGATGGTATAGTATCGGTGGATGCAGAGTCCTCGTTTAGAGAATGTTTTGAAAACGGAATTGGCAAATTATCCATGATCATTCTTAGTCCAGATCTTCAGATCAGGATAATGGTACTCGGAATAGATTACGTTGAACGACTAATGACAAGCACATCATATAGAATATTAGATGAATATAGAGAATTGTGCCAATCCATAGCATTGTCAGACATTGTTGTACCTGCAACATTACCAAGCATCACTCCCAGTACACAACTTGAAACTGAGATTGATATCCCGGATTATTTATACGGTATCGAATATGATTTACAAGATATACCCTTGGGAGCAATGTCCAGCCTTGATTCCATTGCACCTTTATGTCAATATGCACAATTGTGTGCAACTACAGGAGCAGATCCCAGGGCATTTACAAGTATCACAGGTTCTGATTCTTTAGGTGCACAATTAGGGCTATTTAGAAATTTACTACAAAATGGGATAATTGATCGATATACAAAGATATGTGATCTAACTGCAGGCCGAGGTGACGGATTATATGTTGGAAATAGTTTGGGATTAGAAATGACATCATTCTCTGTTTTAGACACCTTCACAAGAGTCAATCATCACCCTTCAATAAATTTCAAAACAGATTACAATATCTTTGATGGCTCTACACTTAAATTTATCACATCATTTGAATTTATCCACATAGATATATCATTCACAGGTAATAAGGAAAATAATATATTAGATTTGATCCTATTTTTAGAAGAAAACAACCTTGCTTATAGCATTAGATTAAATTCTGTAAAGTGTATGGGATACATAAAAGAAAAAATTGAACAATTTCCCTCATTTACACACAAATTGGCCTATGCAATGAATTCATCATTGAAACCATATCAATTGTATTTAATAGGAATTCCTGATTATCAGAGAAAAGAATGGATCGAAACATCTATTAAAGATACAATTGCCTTCCGATCTATAGCAGTTAGTTTTTCACACTTATTAAGCCCGATGCAATATGACAAAAGATTAGAACAATATCATCCGAATTCTGCAAGTATTTATCTTCCCAAGGATAACAATCTGGACGAATTTATAATGAAAGTTTGCGATAATTCAATTATAGAAGAACAACTTTATTATTGTAACAGGTACCTAGCCGAGATCGGAGATGATTCCACAATTGAATTCTCATTCAACTATCTTGATCAAGAAGGTCAAGATCTGATCACTGAATATACACGGCATGTTGTAATTGACATTCAGACATCGTACACCGGTTTGACTTTGGATCACATTGGAGATGTCAGTGACAAATCAAGACCTTATCATGTAAATCATGTAAATGCAATGTTAGACAAATCTACTCCTATTTGGAAAATTGATGTATTCAATTGTGACAATTCATTATTAGAATATTTTAGATCAAGACATCCGATACAAGAAATCAGATCATGGTGCAATATCTTATTAGGACTTTCGAAGTTCTGTAGATCTCAATTTTTATCAGGACATAATGCAATTCAAGATCTTCAAAAACAACTGAAATCTGCTTCAGGAATGAAATTAAGTATACACCAAAGAGAACTAAATATGGCCATCAAATT